CTGTTATTGACATTAACGTAGATGATGAACAGGTTGAAGATCGTATCGACGACGCCCTTGCAAGGTTCCGCGATTATCATTACGATGGTACGGTTCACATCTATTTGCCGTATCAGGTTACACAGACCGATATCGACAATCGTTATGTGACCCTCCCTGAAAATATCGTAGGCGTAACTCGTATCTTTGACGTGAACGATTCATACGGTGCTATGAACCTGTTCAATATTCGTTACCAACTTCACCTCAACGAACTATTCAATATTTCCAGCGTATCGGTTACGCCATACGTTGTAGCCATGCGTCATATTGAGTTCCTTGAAGAAGTGTTCGTCGGTAAGAAACCTATCCGTTTCAATCGTCACATGGATCGTTTGTATGTTGATATGAACTGGAAAGACGATATCTATCCAGGTCAGTATATCATTATTGATTGTTATCAGGGAGTTGATCCAGAAACATTTACTGACGTTTGGGATGATATGTGGCTTAAGAAATACGCAACAGCTTTGGTCAAGCGTCAGTGGGGCGAAAACCTTAAGAAGTTCGAAGGTATGAATCTGCCTGGTGGTCTTACGTTCAACGGTCAGAAGATCTGGGAAGAAGCACAAGCTGAATGCGACGAGCTTGAGAAGTCAGTAATCAACGATTACTCATTGCCAGTCACTGACATGATCGGATAACGATGGCTACGAACAAATACTTCAAATATTTCAGCTATGGTCGTGAGCAAGACACAGCCGAAGACTTGATCATTGAATCTATTAAGATTCATGGTCTTGACGTGAAGTATTTGCCACGCACGCTCATGAATCCAGATCCACTTCTTGGTGAAGATCCTGCATCAGAATTTGACGCAGCGATTGACATTGAAATGTACATCAAGAACACGCAGGGTTTTGAGGGTGAAGGCGATTTCCTTTCAAAGTTCAATCTTGAAATTCGTGACCAGATCACTTTCGTTATGTCACGCAAACGCTGGGAACAAGTATCCAACGAAAAGATGTTGACTGAAGTTGGTTACAATCTTCAGATGGAAGAATCTAACACAAATGCGTGGGCTAATAGTGTTGCTATCCGCCTTGAAACTGGAACAATCGAAGGCTATCAGACCTCATCGCCGCGTCCGTTTGAAGGTGACTGGATCTATTTTCCACTAAACAAAAAGCTATACGAAGTCAAGTTCGTCGAGCATGAACAGGTATTCTATCAACACGGCAAGCTCTATACATACGAATTGACCTGTGAGCTTGTTGATCGTATGGGCTCTATCCATATCAACACTGGCAATACTGAAATTGATGCTATCGAAGATCGCTATAGTCAAGATATTCTTAACTATCAGATCACTGTAGAAAGCGCAGACGGTTCAATACTTAACGAAGATGGCGAATCAATTCTGTGGGAATACAGAGTCGAGACACAGACTAAGACTGCCAATAACGAATTTTTCACTCAGAAGTCATTTGAATATATCGACTTCAGTGAACGTAACCCATTCTCTGAGGTGGATCGCTACTAATGTTTGGATCACAGTTCTACCATCAGTCGCTTAGACGTTATATCATCATGTTTGGCAACATGTTCAATGATCTTGTTGTCCGCAGATATGACGCTAACGGCAATAACATTCAGGCTGTAGCTGTTCCGTTAGCTTATGGTCCAAAAGAAAAGTTTCTTGTTCGTATTACACAAGATCCTAATCTAGACCAGCAAATTGCTATGCAGCTGCCGCGTCTCGGTTTTGAGATGACAACGCTCAACTATGACGGAACGCGCAGACTTCAGGGCCTTAATCGTAATGTTAAGGTCGTGAGTGATCAAAACAAACTTGACTTTAACTATATGCCTGTTCCATACGACTTACAGTTCAACCTGTATGCGTATGTGCGCAACGCTGATGACGGCGCTCAGATCCTTGAGCAGATCGTACCGTATTTCGGACCAGAGTGGACAAACACAGTTCGCGTCATTCCGCAAACAAATCTAACGATTGATATTCCTACGATCCTTAACACTGTATCTATTGAAGATACTTACGAAGGTGACTTTGAAACACGTCGCGCTTTGATCTATACATTTGACTTTACAGTTAAGGCATACTTCTACGGTCCAGTTCGTCGTCAGGGTGTTATCAAGCGTGCTCAGATCGATTTCGGTATTGTTACAGCGAATTCTGGAAACAAAATCACGCTCGACGATATCGCTCATACTGGTCGCAGCTCTCGCGTTGTTATTACGCCAGGTCTGTTGGCTAATGGTAGCCCAACAACAGATAGTTCACAATCAATTCCATATACGCAGATTGAAGCAACTGACGATTGGGGATATGCTGCTAATAACTTCTTCTTCACCGATGGTAAGAAGTATAATCCCGTGACAGGACAAGACGAATGAATGAAAAGACCAACTTTGAAGTAAGTGTAGAAAATGCTCTTGGGCTCCCAGCGTCTTCTCCGCCTATGGTACAAAAGACACAAGCAGTAGAGGTTGTTAGTGCTGAATCCCCTGAAACAAATGTTGATGACGATTTTGCTACTGCCCGTCGCAATCTGCATAAGATTATTCACCAAGGCAATGATGCGTTGGAGGAAGCCTTACTCGTTGCGAAAACCTCAGAACATCCACGAGCATTCGAGGTTGTTGGCGGTCTCATCAAGACTCTGGTAGATGCCAACAAAGATTTGCTTGAGCTTCAACAGAAACTGAAAACGCTCAAGAAGTCGGACGATCCTAAAGCTCCACAATCAGTACAAGCAGAAAACGCAATCTTTGTTGGTAATGCAGCTGAACTTCAACAGCTGATTAATGGTAGAAAGAACGATGGGTAAAACGTATCTTGGTAATCCTAATCTCAAAGCTGCTGGCGTAGTTCATCAGTACACTAGAGATCAAGTTGATGAGTATATGAAATGCGCCAAAGACGTAGAGTACTTTGCTCGCAATTACATTAAGATCGTTAACGTTGACCATGGTCTTATGCCATTTCGTATGTGGGATTTCCAAGCGAAGATGCTTCATACCTTCGCTAACAATCGCTTTTCTATATGCAAACTCCCTCGTCAGGTCGGTAAGTCTACAACATCTATCGCATACATTCTGTGGCTTGTATTGTTTACAGATCAACAGAATGTTGCGATCCTCGCAAACAAAGGCGCGCTCGCGCGAGATCTGCTCGCCAAATTACAGTTAGCTTACGAATATCTTCCACAGTGGTTGCAGCAAGGCGTTGTGACGTGGAACAAGGGTAACATCGAGCTTGAGAACGGTTCAAAGGTTCTTGCAGCTGCTACCTCATCAAGCGCCATCCGTGGTGGATCGTACAATCTGATCTTCCTCGACGAGTTTGCGTTCGTGCAACGTAATCTTGCTGACCAGTTCTTTGCGTCGACGTATCCTACGATTTCGTCTGGTAAGACAACGAAGATCATTATCGTGTCTACGCCTAATGGTATGAATCACTTCTTCAAGATGTGGGTTGATGCGCAGGAAAAGCGTAGTGAGTATGTGCCAATCGAGATTCATTGGTCAGATGTTCCTGGGCGCGATGAGGCTTGGAAGCAACAGACTATCGCTAACACCAGCGAGCAGCAGTTCCGTCAAGAGTTTGAGTGCGAGTTCATTGGTTCATCCAGCACACTGATTCATCCACTGAAACTGCGCGAGTTGACTTGGACTACTCCATTCAAAGATCAGTTTGGTTTAGATTATTATAAAGTTCCAGATCCTCGTAGGTTTTACGTTTGCGTGTTTGACGTTTCCGAAGGTGTAGGTGGCGACTATTCCGCGCTGTCTATATTTGACGTCACCGAGTTCCCGTATAAACAAGTGGCTAAGTATCGAAGTCGTGACATATCGCCACTTATGTTCCCTGATATCATCTATCGGTTTGCTAAATGGTACAATAACGCATGGGTTCTAGGCGAAACAAACAACATTGGTCAACAGGTTGTGCAGTCGCTGTACATTGATCTTGAGTATGAAAATGTTGTAGCCACGTTTACGAAGAACAAGAACATCAAAGTTGGCGGTGGATTCAGTTCACGTTCTGCGTTCGGTATTCGTACAACAAAATCAGTAAAGAAGATCGGTTGTTCAAACCTTAAAACGATCGTTGAGAGCAACAAACTGCTTATCACAGATTTTGATACGATCGAAGAGTTAACAACTTTCGTTGAAGTTAAGGATACATACAAAGCTGAAGAAGGTAGCCACGACGATTTGGCTATGACGCTTGTGTTATTTGGTTGGTTGATTACGCAACCTTATTTCAAAGACATCACAAATAGCGATATTCGTAAAAATCTTGCGAATGAAACTATGAAAGAAGTCCATGATGATCTTCTCCCAGCTGGTTTTATAGATGATGGTGGGCCTGCTCAGTCTATGGAAAGGAGCGAAGACCCAGCCGATATGTTCATTGGTGGGCAGATGGACGACCTCCATTACGGCTAAAAGCCCTCTTTTTATAAATAAAACGAGCACGAATTAAGGGCGCGAAGAATCCACACTTCGTTTTATAAAGGAGATAAGTCCGATGGGTTTCCAAGTTTCTCCAGGCGTAAATGTAAGTGAGATCGATCTCACAACAATTATTCCTGCCGTTAGCACGACTACGGGTGCGTTCGCGGGTCATTTCCGCTGGGGTCCAGTTGGACAGCGCGTTCTTGTTGATAGCGAAGACACACTCGTAAAGAATTTTAATTCACCTACTTCTAACACTGCTGTAGATTTCTTTACAGCGGCTAACTTTCTTGCATACGGCAACTCGCTGTATGTAACTCGCGTTATCCGTAGTTCAAACGCATCTACGCTGTCAACAGATACGGTAGCTGGTCGTAATGCAACATCAAGCGCAGCAAATACTAAGAATACAATCATCAAGAACGAAGATGATTACAATGACAACTATTCTTCAGGTATTTCTAGCGTTGGTCAGTGGGTAGCTAAGTATCCTGGCGCAATCGGTAATTCGATTCGTGTTTCTATTTGCCCATCAGGAAACGCATACGAAAGCACTCTTGTTGGTACATATTCATTCACCAACAACTCAACATCTGTTGTAGGTTCAAACTCAGCAGCTGTTGGTGCTATCACTGTAGGCGATATTCTTCTTTGCGGTCCAGACAAGCTTCCTATTAAGGTTGCTTCTGTTGCAACGCCGAATATCACTCTTCAGAAAAAGTATGTTGGCAACACTGTTACAGGTCAGACTGTAACTCGTCGTTGGGAATTTCACGATTACTTCTCAAGCGCACCTGCTACTTCGACAGCAGTAGGTCAGGCTGGCGGTTCATACGATGAAATGCACGTTGTTGTTGCAGACGAAGATGGTCTGATCACAGGAACTGCAAACACAATCGTTGAAATCTTCCCTGCGCTTTCTAAGGCTTCTTCAACACGCAGCGAAGACGGCACTCTGATCTACTATAAAGATTACATCAACCGTAATTCACGTTGGATCTGGTGGGCTGCTCATGCGACGAACGTAACAAACTGGGGTAAGATCTACACATCTAACCTGAACTTCAACGCTGGTTCAGGCAACTTCAAACCAGTTAACGTATCTCTTGTTAATGGTCGTGACGGCGCTACGCCTCGTGCGTCTGATTATATCAACGGATACAACCTGTTCAAGTCTGCGGAAACTGTTGATGTTTCACTGATCCTTGGTGGTGCTTCTGACTCAACAAGAGCAAATCATATCATCAATAACATCACTGAATATCGTAAAGATTGTATCGCAGTATTCTCGCCTCGTCAGGCTGACGTTGTAAACAACTCAGGTTATTCTGGCGCAGAAGTTGATGACATCATTGCTTTCCGTAATACTATGCCATCTACTTCTTATGCTGTCATTGACTCTGGTTGGAAGTATCAGTACGATAAGTATCGTGACCTGTTCATCTACGTTCCTTGCAACGGCGACACAGCAGGTACGATGGTTCGCACAGATATTGAGCGCGATCCTTGGTGGTCACCAGCTGGTTTCAACCGTGGTCAGATCAAGAATGTTGTAAAGCTCGCATTCAATCCTAATAAGAGTGAACGCGATCAGCTCTACAAGGCTGGTATCAACCCAATTACAACATTCCCAGGCGAAGGAACAATTCTGTTCGGTGACAAGACGATGCTTACAAAGCCATCAGCTTTTGACCGTATCAACGTTCGCCGTCTGTTCATTGTTCTGGAAAAGGCAATTGCTACAGCAGCCAAGTACACACTGTTCGAGTTCAACGATGCGTTTACTCGCGCACAGTTCAAGGCGATTGTAGATCCATTCCTGCGTGATGTTCAGGGTCGTCGTGGTATCACTGACTTCCGTGTAGTTTGCGACGAAACAAACAACACGCCAGAAGTTATCGACCGCAACGAGTTCATTGGTGATATCTACATTAAGCCAGCTCGTTCTATCAACTTCATCCAGCTCAATTTCGTAGCAGTTCGTACTGGCGTTGACTTCACTGAAGTTGTAGGTAAGTTCTAAGAAGCGGAATAAATACTAGAAAGGATAGGAGATAACCATGACCTTTAATGTGTCGAATTTCGCTTCACTCGGTTTACCTTATGGTGGCGCCAGAGCCTCGCTTTTCGAGGTCTTCTTGACGCTGCCAGCTGGTATTGCTGAACCAACAGCAGAAGCACAGTTCCGATTCGTATGTAAGGCTTCATCAATTCCAGCTTCAACGCTCGGAACTGTTGAAGTTCCTTACTTCGGTCGTAAGGTAAAAATGGCAGGTAATCGTTCATTCGATAACTGGCAGGTAACAGTTCTTAACGACGAAGATTTCCTCGTTCGTAACGCATTTGAACTGTGGAGCTCATACATCAACTCTCACGAAAACAACCTTCGTGATGCATCAGTAATCACAGAATCTGGTCTTGCTGCTTATCGTACAACAGCTGTTGTTCGTCACTATGCTAAGACTGGTTTGTTCGCTGGTGGTACAACAGCTGGTGAAGCTGCTATTCCAACTCGCGAATATACTTTCGTAAACATCTTCCCAGTAGCAATCAGCAACATTGAACTGAACTGGGAAACAACTGATGCTATCGAAGAATTCACTGTAGAGTTTGCCTACGATTACTGGACTGTTGATAAGGACGTCAACGGCAGGGTGATCGATACCTAATTGGTCGCCT